AAGATCTACAAGAATTCAATTCTTCAAGCGGTGTATCCAGCACTGCAGATCCATATGATGCTGGAGATGCTTCACGTTCTGCTGATAAGTCAGCCGGCGAAACTAGCTACTCTGATTCTACTAAGTCAGAAGTACTAAGCGCCATTATGAATCACATTTCTGGTCTTAACAAGGACGCTCTTGTTAATATCTACAAGGCTTATGGCCCAACAGGTTCATCAAGCCGTTCAGCAGATAAGGGTGCCGGCGAAGTCGGTCAGGTCAGAACTTCTCCTACCGCAGTTACTGGAACAACCGGCGGAGAAGCAGTCAACAAGGGCGGTTCAGCTCCAACCACACACAGTTCAAAGACTGGTAAGGGTGAAGATTCTCAGCTTCATTTGTCACCAACAGCCGTAAAGCCTTCTTATAAGGAAGATGTCGAAGAAATCTTTGGTGGCGATGAGCTCTCAGAAGAAATCAAGAACAAAGCTTCAGTCGTATTTGAAGCTGCAGTAAATGCTCGAGTAATCGTTGAAACAGCTCGTCTGGAAGAAGAGTTTGAAACACGTCTTTCAGAAGCAGTCGACGAAGTACGCTCAGAAGTTGTAGATAATGTCGACAAGTATCTCTCTTATGCCGTTGAAGAATGGGTTGAAGAGAATAAGGTTGCCATTGATGCCGGCCTAAAGGTCGAGATGGCAGAAGATCTAATTTCTGGTCTGAAGGGTCTGTTCGAAGCCAACTACATCGAAATTCCTGAGACCAAGGTAGACGTAGTAGCCGAGATGACCGAAAAGGTCGAAGAGCTAGAACAGAAGCTTAATGAACAAATCGAAAAGAACCATGATCTTAAGGAAAAGAACACCGCCCTTAAGGTTGAAAAGGCTTTCCTCGAAATGACTGAGGGTCTTGCTGAGACTCAAGTCGAAAAGCTTCGCACTCTAGTCGAGGGTGTTTCTTATGACTCCGCTAAGGATTATAAGAGCAAGTTGAGCGTGATCAAGGAAACATATTTCCCTTCATCACCTAAGCAACCTGAAGAGTCAACTGTCGTCCTGACTGAAGAAGTTTCTTCGGAATCAGAAAGCGAATACGTTGAACCAACGTCGGGTCCTATGGCTGCCTACGTTAAAACAGCAACCAGATTGTCAAAAACCGCAAATCAATAAATAGTTATACCCATAAGGAAAAGGGAGATAAACATGTATCTTAACGAGCAAATTCAAGCTAAGTGGAAGCCACTACTGGACCATCCAGATCTGCCAAAGATTGGTGACTCTCACAAGCGCGCCGTCCTTGCTCAGGTTCTTGAGAACACTGAGTCGGCCATGGCACAAGAATCTGCAGCCAACGGCGGCGTAGGACTCCAGTCTCTTCTTGAGACCTCGGGTGCAGCTCCTACTTCCGTAACCGGTGGTTCTGCTAACTACGACCCAGTACTGATCTCGCTGGTCCGTCGTGCAATGCCTAATCTGATCGCCTACGACATCTGCGGCGTTCAGCCAATGACCGGTCCAACCGGCCTGATCTTCGCGCTTCGTCCTCAGTACGACAATCAGTCGGGCGCCAATGCGTTCTACTACGAAGCTAACACTGGCCAGTCAACATACGGACTGGGCGCTGTTGGTAACACCACGCTGGGTAACTCAGGTGGTAACTGGGGTGGTATCTACGGCGTTAACACGTCAGTAACCGTTTCGGGTAACTCTGCTACTTACAACTTCGCTGGTGGTGCTAACACCGCCGTTGCTGAAGGTCTGGGTACACCATACGGTGCAAACCTTGACTTCAACCAAATGGCATTTAGCATCGACAAGGTTACCGTAACTGCAAAGTCACGTGCCCTGAAGGCTGAATACAGCATCGAACTGGCTCAAGACCTGAAGGCAATTCATGGCCTTGACGCTGAGACTGAACTTTCAACTATTCTATCAGCTGAAATTCTCTCAGAAATCAACCGCGAAATCGTTCGTACAATCAACCTGACAGCTACTCAAGGTGCTGCTGATACCACAACTTCTGGTACATTCGACCTTGACGTCGATTCAAACGGCCGTTGGTCAGTTGAAAAGTTCAAGGGCCTGATGTTCCAAGTCGAGCGTGAAGCTAACCTGATCGCTAAGAATACCCGTCGTGGTAAGGGTAACATCCTGATCTGCTCGTCAGATGTTGCTTCTGCTCTGCAAATGGCTGGTGTTCTGGATTATGCTCCAGCTCTTAACAGCAACAACCTGCAAGTCGATGACACAGGCAATACCTTCGCTGGTATCCTGAATGGCCGCATCCGCGTCTACATCGATCCATATGCTGGTGGTCATTATATGACTGTCGGCTATAAGGGTGCTTCGGCATTCGACGCCGGTCTGTTCTACTGCCCATACGTTCCGCTGCAAATGGTTCGTGCGGTTGGTCAAGACAGCTTCCAACCAAAGATTGGATTCAAGACACGTTACGGCGTTGTCGCCAATCCATTCTCTCGCGGTGCTAACGGTTCTGACGGTTCGCTGGTTCAGAACGTCAACGTCTACTACCGTAGAGTTCTGGTCAATAACATTCTCTAAGTTAAATAAAAAACTTCTAGAATTGACTAAGGGGGAGACGAAAGTCTCCCCCTCTTTTTTTGTCAGGGAATCTTAATTCCCAGAGATTGTTCAAGAAGATCATAATAACGATCGGCATCGAAGTCAGTCTTCTTAGCTTCTTGCTCTCTAATACACTTTTCGTAATATCGAATTTGATTTTCACAATAAGTAATCTGTTCTTGTACATACATCTCTGGAGTCATAGTAGCATATTTCTTGATAGTATCAGTATAGTACTGAGTCATATCATCAAATTTGATAGATTGCTCAAGTTGTTCAATAGCGAACTTCTTAAGCTCTCTAAGTTCATCTGCAACATGCCAATTACTGACTTTTTCAAGCATGTCAGTATAACGCTTTGTAGTTGCAATAGACACGTTTAGTTGTTTTTGCGATTCCGTAAGATGTTTATTGATCTTTGATTGACCATACTGAAGCTGTTCAGTACTAGTCATACCAAAGATCTTTTCCAGTTCCTTCTTCTGTTCTTCGAGATGCTCGGAGTAGTAGTTAGAATCTCCCCAGTCCTTAGGCCGACGAGTAAGAGGAGCATCCATTGGTGTATCTCGCATATGTACAAATGCACCAAATGCACGTGCACAATCCGAGATATAGTCGGCAAGAGTTACTTCCTTCTTACCGGAATAGATAGAGTTGGTATAACCAGTCGGCATTACATTTGATCCTTAATACGTTTCTTTAGATCTTCAAAAGAAATTGGAGTGTAGTCAATTTGTTCCACGCAGACTGAGAAGTAACGCGGATCTACAACCTGCCGATGATGATTAATAACTATACCAGGCTCAACGTACGGTCGTGTAATACGATTGGCATGCAAGTGCCCGTGGACGTTAACCTTGAATCGGTCACTAATACAATCCGGATGAAGGGGAACGTGAGAACATACGAAGTCATCTACGAAAACACGATACGCCGCGATCTCATAGAAGTACTTCTTGTATTCGTCAACACCAAAGATATCATGGTTACCCATGATTAGCTTCTTCTTTCCGTTCAGACGATTCATGATCGGCAGATTCTTCTTGTTGATGACTACATCTCCAAGATGATATACATGATCATTGGGCTTGACAACGGAATTCCACCGTTCGACCATAGTTTCATCCATTTCTTCAGCATTTTCAAACGGTCGAAGCGGAGTACCATCGTCTCGCTTAAACTTCGTACACGTATTCTCATGCCCAAAATGGGTGTCAGAGATAAAAAATCTGTTTACCATTAGATAATTTCTTTATAAGCGTTGTAAAGGGCTTCTTCTTCGATCGTCCACAAACAATTTTCTAGATGTTCGCAGAGCTTTATGACCTGATCGTCGCCAATCTCGGCATAGTGATTAAAGATACCCGAGTATCTTTGAACGATCATGGCCTGAACTGTTGGAGGAAAGCGCTGAAAGATTTGATGGAATCGAAGTTTGACCGCAGAGTGCTCTAGCAGATCAGCATAAAATTCTTCATCCATTACATTGCCATCACGACAGTATTAGCCCAATCCATATAGTCCAATTCGATGGGATCCAGAGAAGCTCGGTCGTTACGATACTTAATCATCAGCTCGCACAGCTTTTCTTCGACGAGCTTTACGCCGTCTTCTTCAGTCGGAAAATTGTAAACCTTGTAATCCATGTGCAAATCTCCATCAGACTATATGTCTAATATAATATATATGGGATTAATGTACATAGGGTAACTATTTTTTTAGAGATTTTATGTGCATCTCTGTAATTTTACAACTGATCCAGTGGTTGTAGTACTCTTCTTTTAGAAGAGCGTCTTCTTCGAGAATCATCTTACTCTCATAATAAGAGCACTCAGTTCGGCTCTTACAGAGACGTACGATCTCCCTAGTAAATTGGTCTTTTCCGAATGTTTCTATGTCAGCCTGAAGGTGTTTGGAAGAACCCCAATAGTCTCGCCAATCAGATTCTTTTCGAATCTTCTTTCTCTTACCCTTGACTTGTTTGTATCCAGCCAGAGTAAAGTATTTTCTACCTATGTATTTCTTACCGGTAGGAATATGAGTTATGATATAAACGAAACCGTACCAATTCTCCCAATCTTCAAATGGCTTACCTTCGTAAAGCCACATTAGTCTTCTTCGATATACTCGTATTCTTCGTCGAGTTGATCTTCAAGATCGCTGCCACAGAACGGGCAGTAAGACTGAGTTAGCTCGTTGGTTATAGCACTTACTACTTTGAACTCGGATTCACACGAGTTACACACAATCCAGTTATCATCTTTCAATGGGTTGCTCCTTTAATTTGTTCTAGTTCTTCTAGAGCGCGTTCTAACGCCTGTATTTCCACTCCCATATCATGTAATCCATGGGGGTCTTTGTTATCTAGGAACACCCACGACATCTTCCAGCAGATGTCTATTCGCTCTTTGATTCTTTCAATTCTTTCATCTATCATAACTTAAAGCCAGCGAAGGTGTTCTCATCGACGTCTTTATTTAGGCCTCCAATAATGTACGATGTAATCTCGGTTTCTTGAGGAGCAACCTGCAATTCAGAACCAGAAATCCATTTCTGAGTCCATGGCAAAGGATTAGAACCGACAGACTTACCGTTTAGGCCCAGAGCCATCATTCTCTTATGGGCAATCCATTCAACATACTCACTCAGCAGCTGTGCGTTTA